GACCTTTCATTGCGGCCAATAGTTCTGTTAGGAATGCTTTAGCCTTGCCTCTGTAATGAGAATCAATATGATAGGTGTTGACTTGAATATAACCATCACCGTGAGTGTATTCACCAAAGTCGATTGAACCGCTTTGAAGTGTCACTACCAATGATGAATGATGACGGATTGAAATAGAACCTTTCATACCGTATTTGGAAAGCACCTTCTTAATCTCTGGTGCTAGTTTAGCCTTATCTTTTTGTGATACATATGCCATTTATTTTTGCCTCTCTGTTGCCTTATTGTTCTTACAGTATATGGTCAGAAGAGTCAGATGTCAACCTTTTTTGGCTGTCTTCTTTTTAGGTTCAGCCTTCTTTTTCTTAGGTTTTCGTCCCCATGAATAACCAACTTCGCCCGGCTCACTCTTTGCTCCGGGCGGACAAATGGTCACTTCATTAGTTTTCAACCATTCATTAATTGCTTTTAATTCTTCTGGATCTCGTTCGTGTCTAGCCATTTGATACCTCCATTTGATAGCCGTATACCCAATGACCGTTATCAAGATCAAAGGTGCATCTGTCCTTATCTTCTAAGAAAACCTTTGGCATATCAATACCATACTTCTCACCATTTTGACATAGTTCGATTCCAGTGACCTTGGCTTCACCAAATTTACTGTCGACCTTAGTTCCTAGTTTAATAAATTTTCTCATATTACATACTCCAATAAGATTCTGAACGTGGACTCATATAACCTGGAGTGTTCACAGGCTCCACAAACCATTCGCCACTCATCATGTTCTTTGCCTTGCGACTGGCTTCAATGTTCTGATGAAAATATTGACACTCTGCAATCGCATAACGAAAGTCTGCATAATTTGGATCAGTTGGCAATAGGTCTTCTGCTTTTTTAATACGTGTGAGCCCTGCTTTGGCTGACGCCATTGTTTTGTATCGTTGCCTATGATCCGGACGAACTGTCTGATCATATTTACTTGGCTTGCCCATAATATAAGTTGATTGCTTTTCATAAATTACATATGACATTATATACCCTCCATCTCAAGTTGAATTTCGTTTGTCTTAGGATTCATTTCATTTGCAATCTTTTCTGCAATGTCGTGAAATGATTCGTAAAAGTCTTTATCTGAACGGAAAAAGTTATGGCAGGCATGATATGCATCTGCGTCTACGAAGTTCCAATTAATGGAACCGTCTTTTTCTTGATTGTCTGGATTAGCAATAGCCTCTCTTATATTGCTTTCTAAAATTGAATAAATCATTTGTGCCTCTCTGTTGCCTAATTGTTATATACAGTATATGGTCAGTTTATAGAAAAGTCAACCTATTTTGGTTAACAGACATGACCTTGTAAGGTGCCACTGCCATCTTTTAGATACCAGCCTTGACCTCTAGGATCTTCCCAACTATGTTCTGCGATCTCGTTATAGAGTTCTTCTGCTCTTTCACCACAAGAAAGAACAATCTCTTCATTGGTAAAACCTTTTGTGCCATCAAAGTCTTTAGGCTCGTAGTCAAAAGATCTATATTCTAATTGACCTGAAAATAAAAGAACTAGGAGTATACCTTTCAGATAGCCTCCGGATCCGCACCTGTGACTAGATGCATTTTTTTGACAATGCCAACCACATCATCTTCTGAAAGGAAGCCTTTGACAGTATCGTGGTCTTCTGTGATACCAGGCATATTGATTTGAGAATCTCCTGTGAATACCGCAATCTCATACAGGCCTTTGTCGCCACCATAAGAGAAATCACTTTTCACAATCGAAAGTTGATAGTCTGGTCCAAACTTTAATATTGATTGGATGCCTTTTGGCATTTCTGTTTCCTTAAAAGGAATGTCTGCGAAAGTTTTCATTTTTTTGGTTCCTCGTTGTTCCACATAATTAAAAGTCCAACCGGTATCATCAGTATCAAAAGACTTACTAATATTCCTGTCAACATCCGCTACCTCTATTGGAAGTGTCAAATATGTCCTTGACGCAATTGGTTGCTTCTTCCATAACACCTGGTGTCGTTATCTTCTTGATGTTCTTTCCTAGGTTGATTGTTTTAATAATGTCTCTACCGGTTGTGGCACTACAGGCACTCGTTAAGAATGCCAATAGTAAAATTAAAGAAATGTTCTTCACTATACCTCCATCGATGCTAGACCGTCGTTCTGCATTCCCTGTTCGGTAAAGTCCAAACCCATAATGTTAGTATAATTGGCCGCCGCTTCTTGGAAGCCGGAATCTGTATAGACATCCCATGTGCTGTCGTGTTCGACTTTCACATGACCAATGACAGCATTGTCGTCGCCTTCATTGCATTCGTCATAGGTATCAGCATTCATATAAGAAACTGTGAAGCCTGAAAGTGTCACTTTACGACCTGCTTCTGCTCCCCAGTAGCCGTCACCTTTAAGTTCGAAAGTAATATTTTGCATAATTTTTGCCCTCATGTTTAATTAACTTACTCTACTAATATAACACCAATTAGAGAAATGTCAACCTATTTTGGACAAGTGATACAGAAAAGTTTCTAAAGATGCAGATTAATCTCTGCTAGGGGTATTGGGTAAGAAAGTCCAACCCTCTCCACATCTAATGCAAGGATCATAGGATTTATATCCATAAGTCTTTCCATGTCCAAGACACCCTGAGAGAATGAAAGAAACAGAGATAATAAGAATAAGTCTAGTAATCATGATGCATAACTCCATAAAGCCAATAGTAGTAGTCCAAAGCACATTATTGATACAGAAGGCTCATTAAGGAACCAGTCCTTAATAGTCTCCCATAATAGTTGTCCTAGTGCTTTATTCATATTAAGAACAGCCTGACACACAAACCATTAGCAGATCATTGCCAAATACCTGCGTTACAATCCAAAGAACTCCCATAATTTCTAAGCCAGTCATTTGTTTACCTTTCATTAATGTATTTCTAACTACCTCTACATTATAATATAGTTCACAACAGATGTCAAGGTGTTTTGGTAAAATAAATACAAGTGCAGGCCAAGTGCTGAGCATCAATACAGGAGAATCCCATGACATTGAAGAATATCAACCTTAACCTAGAACTAGGACAAGAAATCCTAGTGGGTCAAAACGGAGAACGTGCAAAAATAACTAAAATCGAATACCACGAGAAGTCGGGTGAAGTATCACTCAACACAACCCGTGGTCCAAGAAAGGCTTTCACGTTTAGATTATGTCACGACATGGGCAACAGCGGGGTCTATAGTAACCCGGCAGACAAGTATCGTTGATAAATACTTTTATGAGAGTAGATGAACTATTAAACAACGAAGCAGACATTGAAGAATGGAAAGCCTCAAAAGAATTATGCAAGTCGCCGAAGTCAGATGCATCAATTGGTGCAAGTGCCTTGGCATCATGCAAGAGTCAAGGTCTTAGAGCAAGAAGTTCCTCAACAAAGAAAAGCCAAAAGGTTGGCAAAAAGCGAATCAGTTTAGCAGGAAAGAAACTCAAAAGTACAAAATACGGCGGACCCATTAGTCCTACAAAAACAGGTTAGAATTTATGGGCTACGTTGGAAAAATACTCGTTGCACATCCAAACCTAGAGTCATCTTTTTTTAAGAAGTCTTTAATTTTTGTCTTTGAAGATGTAGACAGACAAGGATCACAAGGGGTAATATTAAACAAGCCAACAGAATTTCCTATTAGTCAATTATTTAATTCTAAAGGATATGATGTTGATTACAACGATGTGGTTCATAAGGGCGGACCAATAAATGCAAAAGCAGTTAGTTTATTTCATACAGGGGAATGGCAAAGCACTAATACCTTTCCAGTAGGAAATTATAGTCTAAGTAGTGACGAGTTTATGATTGAAAAAATGTCTACAGGAAATACTCCTAAAGGTTGGAGAGTGACAGCAGGCATATGTGGATGGGGACCAGGACAACTTCAAGCAGAGGTTGAAGGAAGTCTTCCTCATACTAGAAACAAAAACTGGTTGACAATACCTACAACAGACCGTATACTGTTTGATGTAGATGGAGAAGAACAATGGCAACTCGGGTTGGAGATTGCATCTCAACAGATGGTAGATCAATACTTTTAGATCTACATAATAGACAAAGACTGTTCAAGCGTGAGAGCGGCGAATGGTTAAAAATACAAAGACAGATCGATAAAATTGTAGCAAAAAATTATCTACAATATCATGTAGGAGGAAGTCATGTATAAGAAACTAGTAGCAGTGTCGTTATTCTCAGCGACCTTTTTAGCATCAGCAGGAATGATGACAACTTTATCTGCACAAGACCGATTGGAAATTGTGCCAACGCCTTCGAGCAAACAATTTGTAATGCCAATCGGAGTTCAGTGCGATACTAAAGGTTCTATGTCAAATGTGATAGGACAGAAATATAAAGAGACTCCATTCACAACAGGCGACGGAACAATGACAGTGATGACTCCACAAGGTCCTACTGTCCTTCCTGGAATTGTAAAACTTTGGGCCAATCCAGAGACATGGTCATTTAGTATTACAATAGAGGATCCAAGTCCCAACAACGATGTAATGTGTATGTTGACGAGCGGAAAAGGACTTGCTCCTAACTCATCCATTAAAGGCGATGACTTATAAATGTGGGTATTAGTTTTCATATACTTCTATGATACAATGCCATATGTCGAAGCAATAACCGCACACGATACCATGACCGAATGTTTCCAAGCCCGCGAAGCCCTTAGTGAAGAAGTCGGCAAAGGTAGCGGATACTTCAAAGCCGGACAACAAGCCCTGTGTGTTGGCATGGCAGACCTAGATTTATAAATATCATTAGTAGACATTAGAAGAGGAATAATCTGTTGGGGCAGGTCCTATTACTGAATGCAGACGCTCAACCTGTATCATATTTGCCGTTGAGTTCTATTCAATGGAAAGAAGCAATAACATACCTATGGCTAGACAAGGTTACAGTACTAGAATGGTATGACGATTGGGTAGTGCGTAGTGCAAGTTGGGAAACAAAAGTTCCTGCGGTAATGATGCTCAAAGACATGCAACGTCGACGGCACCGGCCTAGGTTCTCTAAAGTAAACTTATACATCCGCGACTTATACACCTGCCAATACTGTAACACACCTTATACAAAATCAAACTTAACACTAGATCATGTGATACCTTTATCAAAAGGAGGTAAAACTAATTGGGAAAACATTGTAGCCGCTTGTGGTCCTTGTAATACTCGTAAAGGCAACAGGACTAGTATGAAACCTGTTAGCAAACCTTACCAGCCTGATTACTATGAATTAGTACACAAGCGTAAGCAACTAGATATGCAGATTGCACATCCAAGTTGGAAAGAATATCTTTAGTTAATAAATGAAAACCCAACAGCGGGGCCTGTGGGATCTGCGATTAGTTGATCTGCAAATGCCTGTTGTGTCTTTGCTCCAGGGTGTTGACCGTCTCGAGCAAAGTCGATTACATCTCGTATAAAATATTTTTCAGGTTTATTATATTCAGGAAAAATTGTTTGTTTTGTTATATAATGATCAGCAAAGTAATGAAAGTTTTTTATTTTCTTTTTATCTAGATAATGTCTTACATGATCAACTTTACCTAGTAGATCAAGAGTTGCATCGTAGTCATTAAAATGATGTTCGATCCATTTTTTAGATCTAACACTGCCACGCCATGGTCCGTAACGATCAATATAATCAGGAAACAATAAACAATGTCTATTAATATAAGTCCAAAGGATAGCGACAGCATCGCCTTCTTTAAATTTACTTGACATAACGTCATGCCAAATTTCTTTGTTACTGCCTCCAGGAATACCTCGATTGTCAATAGGAATTCCAAGGCGTTTGCCTACTAAAGAAGGCCACGCTTGGACACTAGGATTAGGACCTTCTCTGCCATTTTCTTGATAGCAGTCAGCAAGTCCATGTCCATATGTTAAACTACATCCAAACGCAACCAAGCGTCTAGTTCTTTTTATTTTAGCCAACCTACTTTAGTTCCCATTTTAATACGTTTAGTATGTTCTTCAACTGAACCTGGATATTTCCATGCCCAAATAGCAACTAGTGCCATAAAGATTCCTGAGTATAAAATTGCTTTAACATTGTAAGTAGTAAACCAAGTAAATGCTAATGTACTTGACATTACTAGGACCATTGCATATTTGCCTTTGGTAGGAAATACTCTTTTTTGTGTCCAGTTAGTTAAGAATGGACCAAAGTGTTTATGGTTGTATAACCATTTGTGCATTCTAGGTGAACTCTTAGCAAATGCCCACGCGGCCATTACTAAGAAGATTGAAAAAGGGATGCCTGGAGTAACAAATCCAATGTATGCCATTGCTATACAGAAAAACCCAAACCCTTGTAATAGGTATTTTTTTATTATGTTCATATATTATCCTTTAATTGAGTCGTTTAAATGTTTTACGTAAAGCATCGACCAAGTCCGACATCATCGCATCTGTATGACATGGAGTGGGTGCTATTCGTAAACGTTCTTGACCTACGGCGACTGTAGGAAAATTGATTGGTTGTATATAAATGTTGTAATCGTTCAACAACATGTCGCTCATTTCTTTACATAACTTTGCGTCACGTATCATTACAGGAACAATATGAGTACATGCACAATCTAAAACTTCAATGCCCACCTCGGATAACATTTGTTTTAGTTTAACTGCACGTTCTTGATGTTGTTCCCGCAAGTTGTTATGATCTTTTAAATATTTTATGGATGCTAAGGCTCCAGCGCAAATAACCGGGCTTGTACTGGTGGTGAATATAAATCCACTAGCCACACTGCGTATTGCGTCTATGACCAATCCGTCACCGGCAATGTAACCTCCCTGCACTCCATAAGCCTTGCCTAACGTACCATTAACAATATCAATTCTAGTTTCACCAACCTTCTCACAGTACCCTGCTCCTGTTTCTCCGTAGAGTCCAACAGCATGTACCTCGTCAATGTAAGTTATTGCATTATATTTTTCGGCAAGGTCACAGACTTTAGAAATAGGAGAGACATCACCATCCATGCTATACACAGATTCAAAGACTATGCAAGGTGTAAGTCCTTCGGCGGTAACCTCCTGTAATTTCTTTTCCAAGTCGCTCATATCATTGTGTGACCAAATACGTTTCTCAGCACCGCTATGTCGAATACCTTGAATTATCGATGCATGATTTTCTGAATCACTTAAGAATACTATATTTGTTATGATCTTGCTTAAGGCGACAAGTGTCCATTCATTGGCTACAAACGCACTAGTATAGAGTAAAGCCGCTCCTTTGCTATGCAGTCGGGCGAGTTCATTCTCTAATGCCACATGATAGTGGCTAGTGCCACCAATGTTTCGTGTACCGCCTGAACCACTTCCTGTTTGATCCAACGCGGTATGCATTGCGTCGATGACAACTTTATGTTGACCCATTCCTAAATAATCATTACTACACCAATTAACAATGTTTTTAATGTTGTAAGGTCCGTACCAAATAGCAACAGGGAAGTCGCCCTTTTCTCGTACTATGTCATTAAAGGTTCTGTACTTGCCAGTATCTTTAAGATTTTTTATTATTTTTTGAAATGGTTCTAGGTTTATCATCATCAGTATTTATGTGCGTAGTTTTCTCAGGTTCTACGTAATGACATACTGATCCGTGGCTATGATAGAATACAAACCATCCTGAATCCTGTAATTCATTCATAGCAGTTTGATAGTCTTTATACCACTCTTTAATATATTTAAACATACTGTTACTTATATAAATACTGTTATAGGAGCACTATTATGAGAGCAACAGATGTAGTCAGAATGACATTAGATTTAATTGACATTATCGACAAACCAGAACCTAAAATAGAAGTACAAGTAGCAACAGACGAACCTGAAGAAGAACAGCGTTTTGCTAGTGTATTTAAAATGCTTCAAGCAAGAGGCCCAGGCCAATATGCAAACTCACCTAACGAAGTAGTAGCAGACATAGAAGATGTTACAACAGCAATTAAAGGTGAACCTCAAGATGCAAGAGTAAAAGATCCAAGAGGAAATTTATAATGGCCGCGAACGGAATATCAACACTAACACTCAAAGCAACTAGACAAGACACTAAACTTGCAAAAGCAACAGCAAAGCGTGAAGGCAAAACTGTAGCCGCAGACGGAACTATTAGTGGTAGTACAGATACAGGTGCAGTAGCATATAGAGCAAGAAACACTCTTACTGTAAGTCAATTACCTACTAGGTATAATGCTTCAAGCAACACAGGTGCATTGGTTAACAATGCTAACAGTGGTGGGCTTGTAACAGGTCGTCCTTGGACAGCATAAAAGATTAACCCCTACTAACTTTTGGAACGTTGACAGCCAATGGCAATGAATCTCTGTTCTCGGTTTCGTTAGTAGGGGTTGCTTTATCTATATACTTGTACCAGGACTATGTCCTTGAAATTTTTATTTGTTCGACTTACCGTTTACAAATTCGTAAAACTTTTCAGCCGCTTCTAAAACTGCATCAGCACCTGGAACTTCAGGCATTGTAACTTTAGTTACAAGTTCGTCGCCTTCTTTTTCATTTTGAACTGTGAATCCATTGAACTTAGCATGGTAATCATTCCATACATTATTCTGTGCCATCTCTAGCACCTTGGTGCGGATTTCATATCCATTTTTGTTTGTTGTAATTTTTGGCATTGCGGCTTTAAACATTTCAGCAACTTCCTGTGTTTGTTTAAAGATGGCTTCGCCGTACTTTGTATCTACTGACATAATTTTCTCCTTGTGTGTATGTGTGTAGTGTTACTAATGTAACGTAATATTTAGCGTTTGTCAAGAAAAGAATCGCCAATTTAGGTACCTTAGACCATTTATGCTAGTTTAACTTTCGATTTATTGGCTCTAAATAAAGTACTGACTGTTCTTAGTCAGCAATAAGAAAGGAGATCCACTATGGAAATCTTAACAAAAGTAAAAGGATGGGCAGGTGCTCTAACTGAAGTAGGTGTAAGTCTACTATCATTAGGTATCATTTTGGAAGTTTTATTTAACGGACAAAATATCCCGTTCTGGCCAAACATCAATATCATTGGAAATATTCAAGATATCGTTGCTGGCTTTTCAGCACAAGGACTAGTAGGACTAGTTGCAATTTGGGTACTATATTCAATCTACAACAAAAAGTAAGAACATAGCACTCTTTTAAGAAAGGGGTGACAGAGCCTTCTTGGCGGGCGGCTCTGTCATTTTTACAAACCTAAACTCCACATCCATATAGGTATTACTACAACGTGCAGAAATACGCACAAGGCAATCATTAATATAACTATTTTAGGATTACCTCTGTCGCCATGCATTAGTCTATACTCAATCCTGAAGGGTTATACTGCTCTCCGTTGTATCCTGGATAGGTATCATCTTCTACACCAAAGTTACAACTTGCGACAATAAACAAAAATGCTATTGAAGCATATGCTGTACGTTTGCTCCACAAGATAAAGCCGTCAAATGCTACTTCGGCTTGCTTCTGTGCATCTTCGGTTACCTTACTCATTTTTCTAATCCTAAACAAGGAATAAGAATAGATTGTTTACAGTTGTCTGGGTAAGCAATCGCTGACCCAAGGATAGGCATACCTACCATTCCGATAACAATAATTAAAACGGCCCAACCTAGACCTTTTGTCGTGCAATAATTTGTTTGTTCGCTCATGTTCTGTTTCCTCTCAAAGCAAAATACATGCCGCCTACCCAAAGTAGTACGTGCAGATTGTCATACCATAAGACGTCCCAAAAACTTTCAGGTTCGCCTGTCCATATAACACCTGTCATAATACTAGCAATGGTGATGCCCGAGAAGCGTGTAATCATATCACCCAACTCGTTAAAGTATTTTTGTAATGCAATGATGCCGCCGACTAATAGTCCAACGCCGGCACCTAGTTCGCCCAGTACAACAACTGACCATACTAATGAGGTTAGTTCTACTGGCGAGTCTTCTACATCAATTGGCCACTTGTCCATACCTTGCTGTAGGAATACTACAATAAGTGGAATACGCAATAGCCAATGCGTTAGACAAAACTCTGGTATCTTGTTTACAAATCTTCTAAACATAATCTTAAAGGTCTGCTAATAACGCCTTTAATGTTTTCTTTGACTTGCCTTTTACTTTGGCACCTTTAATTGCATCAACACCTTCTTGTGTCAACTCACCTACAACAACAATAGCAATCATGCCCATTGTTTTGTGTGGTGTGCATTGGTACAAGTATACACCTGGGGTGTCAAATGTAATAGCAACTTCTTTACTGTTTTTTGACTTCTTTGGTGCTTTCCAACCATCTGGACCTGCAATGAATTCTACATTGTGGCCTTTTGATGTTGGTACCCAAGTAATTGTATCGCCTATGTCAATTGTAGCAATGTCTTGGGAGTAAACCATTTTGGCTCCGTCGTCACGTTTGTTTAACATTTCGATAGTCATGTCTGCGGCTAGTGCCGGAGTTGATAGTAAACCCATAAGGGCAACTGTTGATAGTAATTTTTTCATTTAAGTTTCCTTTGTGTATATGTGTAGTCCGCTATAAGAATTTACAGCGTGTATAATATATAGCACGAATTGACCGCTTGGTCAACCCGTATTATATAATTTCTTTAAACCTGTGCTATTTTGTAGCAGGTTTTCCGCTTAGGAAGTCTGATTCTTCTTCAGTGTAAGGCCACATTATTTGCCGCCTTTCTTTTTTTCGCCCTTGGGCTTGTTGTATGTATGGTCTGGATCTATCATTAGTAACTCGGATACATCTTATGTTTGAACTCAGAAATTTCATCAGCCTTTGAATAGTAGCCTCTGTTTCTTAGTTCTCGAATTGCCATACAGTAACTTCTGTATTCCATTGCTCTTATAAAACGTTTAAACATCTTTGCTATACTCCTTTGGAGATAACATTAATGATCTTGCTTCATCGTGATATCCTTGACGTGAAAGTTCAGCGGCCGCTCTTGCTCTGCCTGCTGATTCTCCAAATGCAATTAATCCTACGAACGCAACACTCAATGCAGTTCTAAGTATCTTACAAATTTTACATGTGTAAGTCCATGTTGCGTCTGTCATTGTTGCTACAGTCATTATACCCATCCTTTTAAATTGTTATTAGTAGTTGCCTTTGACATACGTTTGTCGTCAAAGGTTCCAATAGCAATACTTGGAATGTCTGAACGACCAATTCCTAAATCTTTCAATTCATGATCTGATAATTCATTTAATGCTCTGTAAGTTTTACGTGCCATTGCCTTGCGGACTCTTGCACGTCTCCATGATTTAACTAAGTCCACTAGTCCTTCGATAGCGTCTTGCAACCAATTTGATGCAGTTAAAATTGCTGATGTCATTATAATGTTACTCCCATCTTAGGACCTTTGCCCTGGTGGGTTAACATGTAGTGATAGGCATATTGCCAATCGTTTCCGTACTCTGTTTTGGCGTAAGTGAGCATCTCTTTTTCGAAAGCCTTGGTTGGGCTTGGGTTTCCAAGTAAACTCACAAGGCCGTTGAATAGCATTGTTGCCATTTCTTTCTCCTTATATAAGTTTTGTGGATGCTTGAGGAAAGCAATACCCCGGAACTTCCCCGGCGGTGCAAGCACCTTTGGTGCTCGTCAATCACTTGTAACGGATGGATAATCCGCATTGTCTATCCAATGTGTCTATGTGTGTCGAATAGTGCAGTCAGGCTGTCCTATTCACTCTTATTTATATAATAGTACTTAATAGTAACCCCTATTTGAACGAAAATCAACAAATCTTTTTGCATACTCGTCATGCAAAATTTGCACACCTCCAAAATCCTTGACAAAGTTTAAGATCGATGTTACATTATAAATAACATTGGAACAATAATGTTCCTGGCAGGCAACGTTGAGCCTGCTCTTATTATGTGAGCGCCGTGGTAAAAGCGGCAAGCAGAGGAGATAATAAATGGACGCACTTACCCTATGGATGGCAATAGGTTTTCTATTTGCCGCCTATTCAGTTATAGCAAACGACTCAGTACAAACACTTGGTACTTGGATTGCTTCAAACAACGATAAATTTAATTGGAAGACTATGTGGACAGCCGCTTCGGCTGTTTTACTTTATACATTATGGTACGGATGGTACACTAACGGTGGAGACATCAGTTATGGACGACTAAACAAAATACCGTTCCAAGAGATACAATGGTATCATGCCATGGCACCAGGACTATTATTATTACTAACACGTATAGGTGTGCCAGTAAGCACATCTTTTTTAGTATTAAGTGCCTTTGCAAGTACATTTGTATTAGAGAAGATGCTTGTAAAAAGCATGATGGGCTATGCTGTCGCGGCTGTGGCGGCATATGTAATTTGGATAGGAGTTACTAAACTGCTAGACGAAGCAAAGCCAGTCAAAGAAGAACATAAGAAAGCATGGCGAATAGCACAATGGGTAACAACAGGCTTCCTATGGTTTACTTGGCTCAGTCACGACATGGCAAACATTGCCGTGTTCCTACCTAGAGAGATACCTTGGGACCTTATGGTGCTAGTAAGTGCAGTGTTTGTAATAGGACTAGGATACATGTTCCGTGAAGGCGGAGGTAAGATACAAAACATTGTTATTGAAAAGCACAACACAAGATATGTGCGTTCAGCAACTATTATTGATTGTGTATACTTTTTAATACTACTGTTCTTTAAAGAACTAAACGATATACCAATGTCAACAACATGGGTATTTGTAGGACTACTATGTGGACGAGAACTTGCTATGGCAACAGTCACAGGCAAGGAGAAGTTTAAAACAGTATTTCCTCTTATAACCAAAGACTTTATTAAGATGATGATAGGACTAGGTGCAAGTGTAGGAGTTGTACTTGCAATACATTATGTGATCGTTCCAAACGGTTACTAAACATTTTGGAAAGACAGTGTGCAACGATACTGTCTTTTTAATTTGACAACAAGAATTAAAGAAAGTATAATAGTAATATGAAAATAAGGTTCTATCAAAAACTAGACAAAGGTAGATGGATAGGATTTTTAATAGCCATATCTGCCGCATATGTTTTGTCAGATGCTAATCCTGATACACAAGCGATAGGTTGGGCAATGGCTGGTGTCAGTTGTTTAATGTGGATTTGGTTTGCTATTAAAGACAAAGATATTCCAAGAGCAATGATGGAACTTATGTATATGTTACTTGCAATGAGAGCAGTTTATAATTGGATGATAGGATGAAAATAGGAATAGCAGGATACGGATACGTAGGCAAAGCACATGAATTGATACTTAAAGATTACCACGACTTAATTATATATGATCCTGCACTAGAACACTACGGTGACTTAAGACATGCTGATGCAATTATTGTTTGTGTAAGTACACCACAAGGATCACATGGTGGATGTCATATGGATAATGTGTATTCTATTATCGAAGACAATCCTAATGTACCTATACTAATCAAAAGTACAATAAGCATTGAAGGTTGGGATATGTTAAGACATGTATTTCCTGACAAACAATTAACATTCTCTCCAGAGTTCCTACGTGCGGCACATTGGAAAACAGATGCTCAACTACAAGATCATATTTACTTAGGAGGCGGCAACACTGGCTATTGGGCAGACTTACTTATAAGTGCTCTAGGAAAGATCGATGTAAGTGTTGTAGACCCTAAAGAACTTATTGCGGCAAAGCAATTAAGAAATAGTTTCCTTGCACTAAAGGTTACATATTTTAATCAGATAAAAGATGTTTGTAATGCACAAGGAATTGACTTTGAGTCAGTTAGAAAAGTTATTACAGACGATAGTAGAATAAACTCTAGTCACAGTCAAGTAACTAGTGATAGAGGTTATGGAGGACATTGTTTTCCAAAAGACGTACTTGCTACCATAACATCAGCAGTGAATGCCGGTGGCAGTATAAGTATCTTAGAAGAAGCACATAATTACAATCAAAAAATTAGAAAGGGAACAACTTGAAAATGAAAATCATTACGGGAAATGCTAACCCGAAATTAGCACAAGAGATTGCTGAACACTGTTTTGCAACTCTAGTCCCAGCAACGGTAACAACGTTTGCTGACGGCGAGTCGAGTGTAGAGTTTTTAGAAAATGTACGTGGCGAAGATGTGTTTATTATCCAGAGTACATGTACACCTGTTAATGATAGTCTAATGGAGTTGTTAATTATGATTGATGCGGCACGTAGATCAAGTGCTAGTAGAATTACAGCAGTTATTCCTTACTTTGGTTATGCAAGACAGGATCGTAAGAGTGCTTCACGTACTCCTATCACAGCAAAACTAGTTGCCAACGTATTAGTAACAGCAGGAGCAGATAGGATCCTTACAATGGATCTACACGCAGGACAGATACAAGGCTTTTTTGATATTCCAGTGGACGATTTAACAAGCCGTGTAGTATTTGCTAAAGACATTAAACGTGCAATAGGTATTATTGACGATCCAGAAGTACATCAAATAGGCACAGTGTTTGTATCACCTGACGCAGGCGGAGTTGTTCGTGCTAGAAAGTTTGCTGATATGTTTGGAGGCGACATTGCTATAGTAGACAAGATGCGTCCTGAAGCAGGCAAGAGCGAAGTAATGAATCTAATTGGAGATGTAAAAGGCAAACATGCTATCCTAGTAGATGACATTGTTGACTCAGGTGGCACACTATGTAATGCGGCCAAAGCAATTATGGACGCAGGTGCATTGTCAGTTCGTGCATATATTACACACGGTGTACTGTCAGGCGAAGCATGTCAAAAGGTTGAAAAGAGTGTGTTAGAGGAATTAGTAGTTACTGATTCGATTGCTAATCGCTGTCCTAAGAACTGCAAAAAGACACGACAGGTTAGTGTCGCGCCTTTGTTCGGCGAAGCAATGCGACGAGTTACAAATGAAGAAAGTGTATCTAGTCTATTCGTTTAATATGTTTGATATATTCATCCATTGAATGATCACTAAAACTATCTATCTTACCTTGCTTTAGGCCCATCCATATACCACGCCACTTGTCTTTCCACAACTGCCAACCTGTAGGCTTTCTGTAGTTACCGTACGCATTAAGATAATGTTCGGTGCCATGATGCACATACCCCATTGCCCAAAGAGGAACAGTAGTAACAATGTCATTGTTGTTCTTCCAACGATGATGTGTTACATTTAAACTTTTAACGTAACCTCTCCAACCCACACGTGGTGAACCAAATGTATAAAGTTCAATAGGATCATTTAATCTATCCTCATGCATACAACGACTTGCCATAATAGTTGCCATTGCCGCACCTAGACTGTGACCACAAAACCAAAGTGTCTTGTTTAAGTTTGTTTTACGCAAAATATCTTCTTCGACCATTGGCCAAAGTTCATCTACTTCGTCTTTAAATCCTCTGTGTACTCTACTAATTGTTTCTGCTATCACTGGTGTTGCTTTTAAATCTGCTTTAATATCATTAAATTCTGTCGGTTGAGTACCACGACATGCAATAACAATATCAGTTTTATTCATAAAGCGGTATGCTTGCGCCCCGTCCTTTTCGTAGAATTCCACAGTAGTAAACCCTAATTTCTTTACTTGACCTTTTGCTTCTTTTATGTTATTATAAGCAATACTAGACAAATTAGCAAATAATAGGGATCGTTCTTTGAAATTCAATTCGTTTATTGACATATGCCCATCTCCTAAGTTTACATCTATATTTATTCTAACGCTAAATACTGTAACGGAGTAACTAATGAAAAAACGTACAAGAAGCATATTGCAAGAATTAAACACCGTTGGGCGTTCTAAGAAGAATAACGACCATTTAATTGAAGCCACGGGCAATAATATTATTGAAAGTGCAATTAATCTATTGAATAGGATTGCAGAAACGTATGATGATACAACTGCAAGTGAACTTGAACGTAGATTTTTAAACTCAATTAGAACTGGCGATCCTCGCAAATTTAAAAGAGTAATGTCAAAAGTAATGGAATCGAAAAATGAAGATAAATGAACTACTAAACGAAGCACCTAAAAAAGCAAAACCAGATAATCGAAACTGGGTACAAAAAGCGGATGATGCTGTTCGTGGTAGTTTTCCTATGAAAGCAATACAAACAATGCAAGGGGCAATTGGTAAGCCAGGCCCAGATGAAAAGAAAGTAGACAAAACTAAAACAGTTACTAAAAAAGGTACAAAAATTGTATCAAAGCAAGTTCCTAATAAAAAAATAGAAGTATTAGATCCAAGTAATATGCCAGCGGTAGCAGTATTTAAAACTCCAAGAGGAGAAACATACAGTTGGGATCCAGTAAAGAAACTATGGAATGGTAATACTGAAGATGGCAGAGTGTTAAAACCTTTAGATGTTAAGCGTGGTGTAAAATTTTACAACAGCATTAAAGATCCTAAAATGAAAGATGCAAATGAAAGTATCAATGTCAAAGGAAACATTTTAAAAGAAGGTGGAAACATTTTTCAAGGTACAGCAGACTTTGATCAAAAAATTATTCCAGATATGATGAAACAGATTAATGGTGTAATGACCAAAGCAGGAGTTAAAGCATTACCAATTGGATCAGGTGCAACACCACAAGCAGGTAAGATGAGTGGCGACTTGGATATGATTGCAGATGCAGGACAACTTATTAAAAATTTAAAAGCACCTGATGTTAAAACTGCAAAAATAGAATTAGAAAAGATGTTCCAACAAGCAGGATTTGAAACTAAAAAGACAGGACAAATTGTACACGTTAAAACTAATGTAGGAGACCTTGCACAGCAAGTTGACATCATGGTTGTTGACAATGGCGAGACAGCAAGCAAATTCCATGTACATGATATACCTAAAGGTTCACCATACAAAGGTGTACACAAACAAATTATGATTGCAGACCTTGCAAAAGAAAAAGGCTTCAAGTGGAGCCCTTACAAAGGTTTAGTAAATAGAGATACAAATGAACTTGTAAGTAATGACTTAGATAATATTGCAAAACAATTAATAGGTCCTAATGCAACAGCAAGTGACTTAGGTTCAGTAGAAAGTATTTTAGCAAAGATGCCAAGTGCAAAAGAAATTGTAGACAAGTACGAAGCAGATCCAAATAGTGCGTGGATGAAAAAGAAACCACAACAAGAAAACAACGAGATTATAGATGCGTTACGTAGAATTTAAAGAATATAAAAAAGGCAAAGCAGGACAACTTAAAGGCAAAGATGCCATTAAGAAAAAAAGCAAGCCTGGCGGTAACGAAACTCCGCATCCAGCAAGAGGTAAACTTGTAGGCGAAAGTCTTTACGAAGCAGATGCACGTATCCAACATGCAGAAGATATTGTATTTTGGGAAGGTAGCAAAGGCGCAATGCGAGCATTAGAAGCATTACGTAATATGGCTAAAGAAGATCACAAGAACGTTACACTTAAATGGGACGGATCACCTGCACTTATTTTTGGTCGTGATGAAAATGGAGAGTTTATTTTTACAGACAAATCAGGCTTTGGAAAAAAAGGCGGAGTTGGTAGAACCAAAAGTCCAGATGCAATCAAGCAAGAGTTACTTAATCGTTCAGGCGGTAAACTAAAAGACGATCCAGGTCGCATAGCATTCGCAGATAAGATGGCAACTATTTTTAGTCTATATGAAAAAGCAGTACCAGACAGTCATAGAGGATACTTCAAAGGCGACTTGTTGTATTATACAACTCCAGAAGTAAAAGACGGACATTATACATTTAAGCCACAAACAGTTACATATAATATTGATGTAAAAGGTGACTTAGGTAAGCGTATAGGCAAAAGCACAACAGGTATTGTTATACACAGAGAAGTTGATGCAGAAGGTACTGAAGGTCCATTTGTAAACAAAGATATATTCCAAGGCAATAATGTGTTTGTGGTTCCGAGTGTTACAACAGTAGCACCGGTAGAAGTAGACACAGCAGTATTAGATAGAGCAACAGCAGTAGTAAAACAAAATGCACAAGGACTAGATGCAATGCTTGATGAGCCTAGTCTTAGAGCAAAACAAATGACAGATTTACCTAAACTATTTTATACTTACATAAACAGTAAAGTTGATACAGGTTTAGATAATTTAGGTGGAGACTTTTCTAACTGGTTACAAACAGCAAAGATTAGTGAAAAGAAAAAAGTAAACGTACTTGCATATATAAAAGAGCATATGGGACATTTCAAAGCAATGTGGAATGTTGTTACAGCAATTATGCAAGCCAAAGACGATATTATTGCTAAGTTTGACAGTCAAGGTGGAGATGTCAAACAATCAATAGGGGACCAGCCAGGTGGTGAAGGATATGTATTAGCACATCCTAAAGGCGATATTAAATTAGTACCACGTAAAACATTCTCTGCCGCAAATAGAGCAGTTGAAAGATAAGGAAAAACAATGAAAATTACAGACTTACTAGAAGGACCATACGATGTAGATCCAAAACTTATGCCGTATGTAAGAATGGGGCAAAAGATTGCTTCAGCACTTGAGCCAAGCAGTGGCATCAAATGGGAAGACGTAGAGTTTAACAAAGCGGCCGCACTAGGTTCAGCATTTGGAAAACTAGGATCAGCATTTGGACCTAAGACACCAGGCGAAGCATTAAAAGATGCAAACGTAGATGTTGAAATGGCCAAAGCAATTATTGCTAAGGTAAAAGCCGCAGGCGATATTAAACCAGGCGCAGGTGTAAAAGACCCAGAGCCAGAAGAGCCAGAAGAAGAATAAAAAACAATGATGGAATTCATTAAAGACATGCACGAGAGTCGAATGACTCGTAGCACAGGCACACTTAAAAGTCTGACTTATACAGACTGCCGTGAACGTTTGTATCTAAGTGTATTGATATTAGAAGCACTTTATCAATATGCATACTTCAGACGCACAGCAAGTGAGTATGCTAGAAGAACTACAGGCTACGACACATTCAAAGCATATAGGATGAGTGGTACAGATTTGTACAACTTTGCTTATTTTGTTAATGGTGACGAAGATGCTATTAATAAATTAAAAGATCCTGGAGCGGCTAAGGCAATGAGGCAAAGAACAAACTTGCCTATCATGCAACTTAATGGATGGCTTAAAAATATTGCAAGTGGTGGAATATATACGCAAACTTCATCTTTCCTTATCAAACTTGAAGGTGCGTTGAATATTACTAATGCTGACTATAAAATTGTACGTAGAAATCTTACAAGATACAAAAGCCTTAGCACTAAAGACAAACAAAATACTATTACAAGATTATTAATTGCCGCAAGAGCAAAACTACGCACAAGTGATTTAATTGATGACCTTAGTAAACTAGCCGCATCAAACGATCTAGAAACTGCAAGAGTAGCAGACAATGAGCCTACAGTAAGTGTACCAGACATTGGTACTGATGCACGTGACATGAGTTTATATCGTTACATAGTAGGCACAGAGAATGTAATGCGTACTAAAAACTTCTTAGAATTAGCAAAACAGGGCAGAAGTGTACCTGGACAGTTCGTACAAGGCTACGTTCCGGCGGTTAAAATGCTGGATGATATCGTAAAAGCAGGCCCTGCATACATAAATCTCCTAAGAGCATTGCATCAGAGAGCAAAAAAGAGCCGTAAATAGGTGTTTTTCTTCCTCTTTGGTAAATACATATAACAACTTCGTAGAGAAACGAAATTGGACATTAGAGAAAATATAGGAG